GGGGACCCCAACACCACACCCCAAGGAAACACCACCATGGCACGCCACAAAATCGCAATCGAATTCGCCAACCTCACCACCAACGGCGAAAAAGACATCATCCACACCTACGCCACCTGGGACGGACGCCACGGCGAAAACAGCCGCAACAAAGCAGTTATCGACGCAGTAGCCACCGCGATCGCACCCCGCGCCTGCAGCACCTTCGACGTACACCCCGGCGGAGACGTCTACCTCTACACCGGCGGTTACCCCCGCAGCAAGATGCTCTGGGCAACCTACACCATCCTCAACTAGGGAGAAATACCGATGCAGGACCATATGAAATACGAAGGCATCCACTTCACCGTCAGAGTTGACCAGCTCACCCGAAACGGGGAAATCGTAGGCAAGCGCTTCCGACTCAGATGCGTCACCTGCCTAAAAGAACTGGGCAAAGAGATTGAATCGCTCAACTCCCTGTACCTCCAAGACGCATTTGAAGAGCTCTGCGAAGAAGCCAAACTCCACGCCAGCTCCCACGACGACACCAACTACGCCGAATAGCACTCACCCCAAGGACACACCATGAACACCTACTACCCGGTCGCATCACCGGACACCGACCTCACCATCAACGGAACCCCCATCCGCCACCTCTACATCGACGACCGTATCTGGGTCCACAACGCAGACCTGGCAGAAGCAATCGGCGCACTCGCCAAAGGCAGCCTCCTCACCGGCGTCTCCGCCAAATGGAAGCGCAAGTGGCGCGAAGACCTCGGCGGAGGCAAAGCATCCCGCGCCGTAACCTACCTGGTCGCTGAAGGACTCCTACAGCGCTCCATGAGCATGAAGCGAGACAGCGACAGCTACCCACGCCTCCGAGACGCAATCGACCAGATCCGCACCCTCGAAGCAGACCGCCGAACCCAGCACGCCGAAGCGCTCACCACCGCGACCCCCGGCGCAGCGCCCAAGGAAGAACTTACCCTCCCCATCAAGCTGGAGCTCGTGAAGAAGGCGCTTGCCGAGCCCGGCAGCGAGGCTGAAGAAGCTCATCAGAAATCTGTAGAGGTTCTTGAGCGGGTAGAAAAGGCAATGAAAAGCCTCGCCCCGCTCACCTCTGCAAACCTGCGGAGCGCAAACCTTGGCAAGCGCCAGCGTCAGGTCCGCGAGCGCATGTCCCAAATCCAGCACCTGCTCGCCCTCATGTATGAGGATCTAGTGGATGCCGCCATTGAGAAAGACACCACAAATTAACAGAATTCTGCTGATTCTGAACCACGATGATCTACACTACTACTACCGCAAGGAGCCCCCCTCATGCCTTGGCTGAAAGTATCTGACACGGCCGCTCAGCATCGCATTGTGTGGCGAGCGCTGGAGATTCCTGGTGCGAGCATGCAGTCGATGTGGTCGCTGTTTGGTCAGGTGCTGGCTTTGGCTGTTGAGGCTGCGGCGTTCAAGACTGATTACGTTGTTGAGCGTGGCTCTGTCCTGAAATTCACCGGCACGCCAGAAGCTGCTGAGAAGTTCATTGCTGATGCGATGTTCTGCGGGTACCTGACTGATAAGGTGCCGCTGGAGGATGGGCGTATCGCCTATCGTTTGGTGGAGGATGAAGATTTGTTCCACATGCGTCTACGAGAGGAGATTGATTGGGAAAACAGGCGGCGTAATGACACCCGTAACGGTGCGTTGATTGTGCCGATTCGTGCTCGCGACGGCGATGCATGTCGTTGGTGCGGCAACGTTGTTTACTGGGGTAACCAGAAGGGCGGCCGTGGCGCGACCTATGACCATTTGAATCCTGGAGTTCCTGCAGAAACTCCGGAGGACATGGTCGTGGCGTGTCGAAGCTGCAACTCGTCCCGCAAGGACAATGCTGGTTGGGCGGTAGATCTTCTGGCTGCCCCGAAGACGCCGTATTTTAGTGCAAAGAGCGCGGCTTGGCTGACTGAGAACGGGGTGCCTACTAAGGCATCTGCTCCGTCAGATAAGCCGGTTGGTAGGTCGGTCGTGGCCACCTCGCAGGTTAGCGAGTTCTCCCGGAGCCAGATCCAGAACCAGGGCACTGGTAATGGTGATGGTTCGCAGGTTGATGAACCCTTGCCGGCGGTGCAGGCCA